GAAAAACAAGAGAGATTTGTTATACAAATGCCATATAATACTGGCAATGGTGGATTTTTGGGACACAAAATTTATTCTGCTATAACGCAACTTGTAAATGGAGACTATGTAATTTATTTAGATAATGATAACTTTTTAGAATTAGATCATGTTTTAAATTATTATAATGCCATAAAATCAAACAATTATGATTGGGTTTATTGTTTGCGAAAGATATGTGATTTACAAGGTAATTATATTTGCAACGATGATTGTGAATCATTAGGATATCTCTCAAATGCCTTTTATCATAGAGGAGTATTTTTTATTGACACGAATTGTACGTGTGTGAAGAGAGAAATAGCTTTTGAATATTGCCGTATTTGGAATAGTGTTGGAACAAACAACGAAGACAACGCAGATCGTGTATATAGTAGAACTTTAATGAGTTTATATCCAAATTATGATTGTACTTTTGCATATTCAGTAAACTATTGTGTTGATAATCGAGAAGAAAGTGTTAAAAAAGATTTATTTTTATTTGGGAATCAAGTAATCACGCAAAAATATGGTGGAATACCTTGGACAAAAAAACAATTATTTCTCTCCCACTTTAATTTTGAAAACACTGAAAAAGTGATTGAAAGAATTTATAAGAGAGAAAAAGAAAGTATTGCATTTCATCAATGGAATTTAAATATTTTGGATCAAATGCAGGATTATTTTTGCATTAGTGCATATAATCCATTTATTCCCGCAAATAAAAAAATATTATTTCACGTTTGTCATTTTAATCTTCTTCCAGAAACACTTCTAGAGAGAACAGATGTCGAAAAAATATTATACACTATTGAAGGGCCAAATATTCGGCATCAAGATCAATGGAATATTGAATTACTTTTTAGTAAGTTCTCTCGCGTTATTACTTATTGGAAACCATTTTTAGACTTTGCAACATATATTCCAGATTACAAAATAACATTTTTTCCTTTTATTCATAGATATGATTTAACAAATCCTTGTGACTTGGAATGTATTAAAATAAATAATAATAAAGATAAAAAAGTCTGCATTATTTTGGAGAAGCGCGATTTTTCGGATAGATATATAATAAATAAAATACAGCTTAAAGCGCAGGATTATTTACGATGGGAATATTGTCGTGAATTGGGAAAACAAATAGATTGTTATGGAAGCACATGGGAACCTTTCAAAGATATAATTAATTACATTCCAACTCAGTCTCGATTTTTAGATCAAGAGAGAACCATTGATTTCATGTCTAATTATACATTTGTTTTAATTGTTGAAAACTGCAATGCGGATGGATATGTAAGTGAAAAAGTATATGATGCGTTGAGTGCGGGTTGCATTCCATTATATTATGGTAACAATAATTTGGATGTAAACATTCCAAAGGATTGTTATATAGATTTAAAAAATATTGGTCCAAAAGATTTACCAAAAAAATTAGATTTAATTACAGACTCTATGATTGATAATTTTCGAAAAAACATGTATTCCAAAAGAATGGAAATATTGGGAAATGTTAGTGTGAACAAATATAATGAATTATTGAAAATATTTTTAAGTTGAATGTTTTTTATGTTTTCTTGTATATTTTTTAATTTTATCTCTAAAAAATCGTGTTACTTTGCGCTTTGTTTTTCTGTTTCGTTTAATAGTGCGCTTATGTTTTTTTGCGCGTATTTTATGCGAACCACCTATTCCTTGATTTGATTTTATACGAGATTCGGCAGCACTAGCGAAAAGTTGACGTCGTCCCTCTGCAGTATCAGGCATTTGAATAGATTCCTCTGGTTCAGGAGGAATTATTATGGGTTCTCCTCCTCTGTCGGTAATAATAATATTTCCTGTTTCAATTAAAAATCTAAAAGTTTTTTGTCTGAAGGATTTAATTGGTTCTGATGTGTTAGCATCTACATTAAAAATAGTTGATGGTTTTACATTTTTTATAAAGTTTTTGAATATAGTGCTATTCAAAATTATTTTTCCATTTTCAATATCTTCAGGTGTTTTAATTTTGTAGCCTGATATAAAATTTCTTAAAACATCAGTTAAAATAGAAACTGGTAAAAAGTCTTTTTTGGAAATACCAATAACGTTTTCACAATAGTTGTTACTTCCAGTAAATGTGTCTTCACTAGGAATTGCAAGTCTAGATTGAGCTGGACCCTCGGCAACATCTTGTTGTTTTCCTGTAAAAATAAGTCTTTGTTGGTCAAGAGGAATTCCTTCTTTTGATTGAATTTTTGCTTTTACTGCTTCAATAGTATCTTCGGGTAAAACTTGCGTTGTCATTGTTTGAGTTAATGGTGCAGCTTTTTGCCCACCGGTAGTTTCTATAGTCATATTGTAAACATCTGAATCAAATAGTAATTCTTTAAGACCAACGCCAATAATGTATGCAACGGCTACATCGAGATTATTTTTAGATTGGTATGACTCGTGTAAAACATCTCTCAATGATGTCAAATAATTCAAATAATTTAAATAAATTTCATAATCTAATGAATCTTCAACAAAATCATTTGCTACTACTTCATTTAATGATTCTGCAATCATATAAATGGGTAACATAGGATGAAAAAATTGTTGTCCATTTTTTAATAAATCAAAATTTGGTGGAAGTTGTTCAGAATCAGGTTCAATATGTAATTGTTGCGCTAATTCTTTTAATGAATTAATTTTTTCAGAATCTTCATTAAAAATAGGTGCACCCCCCAAAACACCTTTTTTGGCTTGTTCTGCCAAATCTAAATTATATTCGTCCGGATCTTCATCTAGTTGTCTGCTTCTAGGTTCAATCATGCTATTTATAAGTAATAAAACACTTTGATTATCTTTATAATCTTTGCATGCATTTAATAAAACATAAGTTGTGTCTTTTATATTATTTTCAAAATCGGATGTCATATCATATCCCGCAGGATTATTTGTTCCAATACTAGCTAATGCCAAAGTTTGCCTTCTTGTTTCTGCTCCGCCAATTATATCAGTACCTTCAATTTCACCCTCTGGTAGTTCATGATTTAATAAAGTTTCGTCTTTGTTTAAGGTTTTAATATTTTCTACATAATCATCCGGAATTAAGTCTGTCTTTTCATTTAAAAAATTATCAAGTCTTTCAGCTGCACTTCTAGTTAAAACTTGTAAACTTGTTGTAAATGCGGAATTTTCAGCGGTTATAACATCATCTTTTAATAAATTAAAGCTCGATGGACTAGACATTATTGTTGTTATTTTAGCATCAATATCCGATTCCGGAAGTGGTTCTGGAGGAGGAACAGGTGGTGAAGATGAAGATGCGGTTGAAGGTGGAGGAGGAGGCAATTGTTGTTCTGGTTGTGGATATCCCAAATTTATAAATACTTCTGCACAAAAACCTTTTGCTATTATTAAAAATTTATCACCTCTTTCTCCAGAAGCTTTATTTAGCTCATTAGTTTTTGATCCTGCTTTTTCATTTAAAACAATTGAACTTTGGTTTAACTTTGTTAAAATCTCATTATATGAATTAGTTAATAAATTTTTAAAATTAAAGGGTAATAAGTCAAGATTATATAGAAAAGCATTTTTATCAGATTTATAAGAACCCGCGCTTATTATATTCTTGAAAGCTTCCCAGGTTCTACTATTTCCTAATGTATTAGACCAAGACCATCCGCTAGCTAATTTAAAATGTGGTGTTTTTTTAAAAGAATTAAGTGTAGCATCTATGTTTATTAAAATAGTGGTATTGGCAATACCTCCTGGATAATATTTTGTAATTGTTGAATGAAATGTAGTTATATCGGATATTATAGCTTCATATGAATTTATAAAATCATTTAATTGTGATAATGTTAACGCATTTGTTTTTGCTTCATTTGTAGGACGTTTTTCTCTTAAATTAGCTACTCTAGTTCCTATATCATCGTATTGAGGTTTGATATCTGGAAAATTTAATAACAAAAAATTTAATGTTAATGCTATAGAAAAAGCATTGCTAGTAAATAATGAAAAAGCATCAACACTAAAATTTCCACTTGTAAAAAGTGATGTATATGCCAGATCAGATTTTAAATCTTCTAATTGTTTATAATAATTTCTTTTTATAGTTTCGCGATTATCATTGTACATAACCATTTTGTCTTTAAATGAAACGTATTTACTCTTGTATGTAGTTGATTTTTCTAAGTTACTATCTCCTGTTCCAATGTCAGCTAATATTTCTTTTAATCTGGCTCTTTTTGCCTTTAAAATTTCGGTATTTTTTGTTGCAATATCTGCTTCGGAAGATTTTTTAAAAATATAAGCTGCTTTACTAGCTGCATGTGTAAATATACATTCAACTCCGCACAATAAAGCAAATGCAAGTGCAATTCTGTCATGCGTAACAAAGTATACATCTGATATTTGGTTTTCAATATTTTCAACTGCGGGTCCAGCGCTTTGAGGAACTTTAAGTTTTCGAGATTTTAAAAGTAGACAAGCTAAAACTTGTAACCAGTCTCCAGAACGTTTTTGTTGAAATTTTGTATTGTATAAAAATGCAGCTTTTTGAGCAGCAACTAAATCAGATGGTCTTGTTTTTCCTAATAAATTTATACTATTTACTATAAGTGATGTTAAAAATGTTATATTATTTTTATTTTTGCTATCTGGTACATCTTCACTATTTGGACCATTAGGATCTCCTGGTTTAGATGTAACTAATAAATTTGTAGTGTATTCAACCTTTTTACCTTTTTGATTTCTTTGCAATTCTGATAATTGAAAGTTATATCTAGTAAAAAATTTGTTGTACGCATTTTTTGCGTTATTTTTAAGATCATCTCCTGTAAAAGTGTCATCAAAGGAATAATTATAATTAAAAGAAGGAGGATTATTGGTAATACATGGTAATAAATTTACACCAGCAGTATCTCTAAATACTGCTGCATCTATAGGCGTTTTTCCTGCTGGATCATTTATAACTTCTGAAACATATCCATAATAAATAGTTGGTTTTTCACTAGCAGATGTGTAAGTTCCGTTTTTTAATATTTCTAAAAGACTAATAGCAGCTGCATCAATAATAATAGCAGAATTATTTGCTATTTCTAATTTTGTAGTAAACTCTCGTGCGGTAATATAATCTTTATCACCAGTTTTTCTACTTCCAGTAGCAACTATCAATGATTTTACCGAATATTGGTTTCCATTGGTTGTTTCAATTTGATAAGAACTTTCAGAACCAGGAGGTTTTTTAGTTCCAGCTGGACATTTTCCAACTAAAAAATCGCTAAATCTACAAGCTGTATTTGGAGAATTTGCAATAATACTTGATAAAGCTTCGCCTTCATTCGCAAAATTATTAAAAGCAATATCTTCCACCCCAGCAGGTAATCCTTGTTTATATTTATCTTTTTTATCAGAAATAATGTCTGCAATTCCAGATATATATGAATGAAAATCGTGCCATGAATCAGCTGCACATTTATTTGCCAATGTATTTTTTAATTCCTGATTATTTAAACTAAATGTTGACATGTAATTATATATTATTGATATAATTATTCTTAACATTTCCATCTATTTCCGCAATCAATGCAAGTTACAAAAGTTGTCATTGGCTCATCCGCCGATCTTGTCTGCATCTGATAATATGTGCACTTATTTGATTGGCATTTTCTGCACTTAAAAGTATCTGTCGCTGCTTCAATATTTGTCTCAAACTTATTTTTATCACGTTTTATTTTGGCTTGAATAAGTGTGTCCCATCGTTCATGATCTAATTCTTGATGAGTCATAAAAGCAATAGTATGCGCCTTAATTTCCCCCTTTTCTAATTGTTCAAGAATATATGCATTCAAATTCAGATAGACACTTCTTAACCTGTCTACATAAAGCTGTACAAAATATGGATTGTCCCACTTTTTTATTACTTTTCTATTACCACCTTCTTTAAGGGCAAAATTATAAATTCCTTTTTCCAAATTCAAGGAATGTTTTTCATTATTCAAAACTTCATTAAGTTTCAAACGAATATTTGCTCTAAATTCTTCTGGGTTTGTGATTTTTCGCATTCTGTTATATGGTTTAAATACACAAGTTATATTTAAATCATAATCAATTTTATTTCTCAGGGAACCAAGGTTCCCCGAACCCCTCCTATAGAAAAACGTAAGATTATTTTGCACAACTGGTTGATTACAAAAAGAATCCACATGTTAATATTGTATGACAACAACAGACAAACCCTATTAGAATTTGTAATTATATATTTTATTACTATAATATATAATAATGGCACAAGAATATAATGGATTATGTTTGCCAAATGAAAATATTATTACTCATTTTAAAGAATTAATAGATGAAGATAAAGCAGAAAATGTCGAGTTATTTATAAACAATTTAAAAAAAAATTTTTTAAGAAACTATCTTTTTGAAAGAGGAAAAAATTTTTCTTTAGGGTATGCATGCAAAGAAGGAAAATACAATGTTGCATTAAAATTGGTTGACATTGGATTACGCGAACCAAATGTAGTGAATTTAGGAGAATCAGACGCTGATGGAAAAACACCTTTAATAGAGTGTTGTAATAGCGATGATGAAATGTCAATTATTGTTGTAAAAGAATTGTTAAAAGGCAACTGCAGACCGGAAGCAGCATATGGTCAGCATAATAAGTCTGCATTAATGCGTGCATGCGATTATAAAGAAGATGCTAGTTTATTAATACTTAATGAATTATTGAATTTTGATTATAATTTAGGTTTTCAACTAGATAGTTATGGGGATAGTGGTATTATGTATTTGTTTAATTATCTCACCGATCAAGATAAAAGTTATTTTTTGAAAAACAAACTCTATATAAAAGTCTGTGTAAATTATTTAAAAATCTATTATATTCACAACCCCAACAATGATAACTTTCAAAGTACTATGGATAGAATTTGTAATGATCCAGAACTAAGAAGGGCATTTAGCACACCACTTCTTAAAGTGACAATACCAGAAAGCAAAAAAGGAATTGATTTAAATGACTATTGTTTACAACCTGCTAGAGCAACAGAAATTTTAGTTCATCCAATGACTGCATCAATAGAGTCAATTTCTAAACCTCGCAAAAGATTAGACCTTCACCTTCCAGAAGCCGAAGAGATCCCTTTAGAAATTGGTGAAAGAGTGGAAGGTGTTAGTCCAGGAGGTAGGTGGGTTTCTAGTGAAGATGCGAGAAGATATATAAGACTATATCCTCCTGGGAAAGGGCCAAATGGCGGTCCTGGAAGTGACCCAGCTGGCGGAAAAAAACGTAACACAACAAAGAACAGCCGGCTTAAACGCAATAAAAATAAAAAATCAACACGACGCATTCGGTAAATAATGTATTGCAACATTTATGCCTTTTCTTATTTAAAACACAGATTTTCCATCTCAATTTTCATCCCCGTCACTTTCATAATCATAATCTTCCTCGCTCAATTCTGAGCCAATATCCTCCACTAACAATAATTCATCTCCATCATTTCCTGCTGAATCGCTTACCTCTTCACTATCATCCTCCTCATTCTCATCTTCCGTTTCATAGTCATCGTCGTCTTCTTCACCATCACTATCGACAACAAACCCGTCTTTAAGATAACCATCTTTGGTTTTCTTTTCTGCAGGTACATTTGCCAATTCATCCTCTTCATCTTCATCTTCGACACATGTTGCAGCCAAGTCTTCAAAACCACCAAATAATTTCTCATAGATTTTATCCCATAATGCAATACTTAGATTTGTCAAAGTAGCAGATCCATCCTCCTTTTTAAGATGGGCTACTAGAGCGCATGAACCAAAAAATAACTTTGAGTCAATTGGAGGAGGGAAATCGTATTTATTTTCACAATTAGCCTTTCCATCAGTTTTAGCATACACTGAAATAACATATCTTTGCCCATCAATTTTAGGAGTCCAGTCTATTTGTTTAGAAAATCCATCAGCCTTTTTGAATCCACACTTTTTATATAATTCATCTTCCTTATAATCCTTAACATTCAACACTTTTAATGTTCCATTTTTATCAACAATAATAATTCCCAAAGCTTGTGCCATTTTATAATTCATAATAAATAGGTTTAAATAGTTTAATGATATTAATATATTATTCATGAGAATATACGTAGAAGAAATTCAACCAAAAAAAATAACTCGCGATAAGCTTTTAAAATTGGAAGAATATTTTTCAATTAAAAAAGACATTTTAGAAATATTTTCAGAACAAGGAATGTATTTAGTAGAAAATGAAAAAGTCTGGAAGTTGTTTCCAAAAAGTGATAAAATGACAAAGGTTGTAGAAGATGGTGTGACGTTTTTTTTGGATGAGTCAATTATTGAAAAAAAGATATGTTCGCAAATACCGATGGAACATGCGTGCATTGAAACAACTCTTTTTATTTATCACACGAAGAATGTTAAATTAGTAATTGAAGGATATTATGAAGAAAATGTATTATCAAAAATGAATCTTGATAAATCGGATAAATATAGTAATTTTATAACAACAAATTTTTATTTTGAGCCAAAAAATGCCAACTTAGATATAAGTAATCCATTTATGAAAAATGAAATAAATGTGTTTTTATTGATGTTAAACTAATATCAGAATAGTATAATATGTTATCTTGGATCCTTCAAATTACAATTATATCAATAATATTAATTTTTTTAGTGCATCATTTGATACAATTTTTTAGAGATACTTTAACTGTACCAAAAATTAAAGATTTAGTGAATGCTCCAACACAAAAATATGAAAATATGTTTTCAGCAATGAATCGTGGCAGTCAAAATGAAAATATAGATTATAATACAAATTTTGACGAAAGCTACAAGAAAAGTTTATTGCCTCCATCAGGATCAGTATCAACATCTTTATCACCAACAGAATTTGACGTTGCTTCTATGAAAGACGAACTTAAAAGTTATTTAAAAAACCAGCATTTTCAAAGTAGTAGTTCCATTAATGATTTAGAATCAAATTATATGAGTGCGCCTTCTTCTAAAAAGAAAGTAAAAATAACAGAATTAATGTAAGTTTACAATACTAAAAAAATGTATAAAATGCATCCAACAAAAAGACAAAAAACAAAAATACCTCCCAATATATTGCAACATTTTTTAGAATAATTTACAGATTCTGACTCTGTGGGATCAGGAATTGGATCTTTTATTTCAATACTAAAAACATCTTTATTTTCTTCAAGTAGAATAGGATTAATTAAAGCCAAATTATTTTGCATATATGTAATAAGATCACAAAGCAATATTTATATCTTTTATTGAATATACTTAGAATGTCAATAAATAAACATTTCAAATAATATAAAGATAATTTGCTAAATTAAATATATAATGGTCTTAAGCGATACAGAAGTTTCAAATATAATGAAGGGGTTTCCAAATATAAAACTTTCTTATGAAAACATAGTACATAAGAAAGTTTACGATTCTGATTTTATGATAACAATCCCAGAAGGGAAAAAATATTTTGCATGGTTTTCCATTTATAAAAACCAGAATGTTTGTTATTTGTTAGAAATAGAATCAAACAAAGGAATTTCATCTATTAAGATAGCAAGTGCATGTTTTAATGATGAATTGTGTTATGGAATTGGGACCATACTTTATGGAACAATATTTATGAATAACAATAATAAGGTGTTTAGTATTCAAGATATTTTTTATTACAAAGGAAAGCAAGTAACATCTACAAATGAAAAGTTTAAAATTTATGAATATTTGTTTATTGCAGATATCAAACAAGTGGTTTATAGCTCCCAATTTATTTTGTTTGGTCTTCCATTGATCTCAAATAATTTTTCTGACTTGGTAAAAAAAATAGAGTTATTGCCCTATCCCGTGCAATATATTCAATATAGGTACTTAAAGAAACCGGAAATTTACAATGTAAAGTACGTAAAACCAAATAGTCAATACGTTTCTAGAACAGACAATACAACAAACCGAGGAAAGCAACGTGAATACGTTTTTAAGGTGAAAGCGGAACTGCAAAATGATATTTACAATTTGTATGTGTATTCAAAAGAAACTGGTACTAGTGAATATTTATATGAGACTGCATATATACCCGATTATAAAACAAGTGTAATGATGAATAAGTTATTTAGAAAAATAAAGGAAAATGATAATTTAGACGCACTAGAAGAGAGTGATTCTGAAGAAGAATTTGAAAATGAAAGAATAGATAAATTTGTGTTTTTGGAAAAAGTTTTATATATGGTTTGTACGTATAATAATAAATTTCGAAAGTGGGTGCCATTGCGTTTAGCAAATAAAGACGAAAAACTGGTAGAAATTTCTACATTGTCTTAAAATAAAAATAACTAGTAAATATAAGATGAGTGCAGGTTCTGATAATTCAAATTTAGGTTATGGAAATCAAAATCCTTTTGTAGGGAATCCTAATTTAGTTAATTCCGACAACTCGCATTATGCTGGTGGGTTTGGTTCTAATGAGGCACCAATGTTTGGTAAATTTGGTTTGCCAGGTGCAGTATATAATGTGAATGCGGCAAATAGTTGCATTCCTGGGCTTTGTTACAAGGGTGGAGCTAAAAAACTAAAACATAAAATAAAAAATATCACTAAAGTGTATAAAAAGATGAAAGGAGGTCGTAAAACATTTAAGAAGCGCGTTCATTCTATGAAAAAGAGAATCATGTCTCGTTACCACAAGAAAGGGACTAAGGGTAAATCAAGACGCCACAGAATGAGAGGAGGAAGTGGCCTTATGCCAAATTATCCTGCTGGATATTCTCAATACCAAAATAACTTGCCTATGACAAATTCTTATTCTCTTGCTAATGTTAAATTATCCGCAAGTGAAAGTGCTTTAGCAAATCCTGCTCCCTACCAAAGACTTAGCAACTGCACAAATTGTGTAGACAACTATGATCAAAACATCAATAAAGGTTTTGCTTCAAGAGGCTGGTGGTAAAAATTTTAATTTTTGTAAAGGCAAAATTATATTTTAATTTAAAAGTTAAAATATGATTTATCGTCTTCTTTTTGTCTTCTTGCCACGTTTTCTATACTTTCCACCTTTTCTTGTTGATTTAATAGGTGGAAGAGCAGAGACTCTGCTTAAAGATTTAAATCCTGTTTGACTTGAAGCTAATTCGCGCATTTGTCTTAACTCTTCTGCTCTATCCAATGGTCCGGATTCAACTGCAGATAAACGAGAATCTTTAATTTGAGAAAGACGACTTTTAAGTCCTGGACCTCTGCGTACAACTACTGATTCTCTTTGAGGAGAATTTGGTGGCACGGGAGGAACAAAATTGGGGTCTTGTGACATACGAAATCCTCGTTCTGCTTCTCTCTTATCAAGCTCAACATAATCTCCTTTATAGTTAAGAAAATCTTTTGGACCAGGAGCAAAATTAAAAACAGTTCTTGGAGGAACTTCATCATAATCGAGAGGAACTGCTCTTCCATCTTTAATAACTAATTCTCCTTCATACACTCTTCCGTCAGCATAATTGTAGGTTGGTGCAAAGTGCCACTTATTCGGTTTAGTAAGTGCGTCTTCATCAAATTCAGCATAGCCGTTATCCCCATTCCTATATTCAAAATCAATGGCACCATCTTTTTTATTTTCGGTCCAGTATCCATCATATATGGTGTGCATTCCATTGGCCGGGTTTTCTTCCTTGTATACAAGTCTGCCGCGCCCCATCATTATAGGGTCTCCATTCTTGTCTAAATAATATTCGCCAATATAGTCGCCTATTCCTGTCATACCTGGCCAAGGAATATTTATTGGTTCCTCAGTGTATAAAATTTTAAAATTTTTATACTTACCATCAGGGAAAACTCTGTCCCTTTCATCTAAAGGCCAAGTTAGATTATTTTCACCACCTCTTTGTTTTCTACTTTGTTTTGCTTTTCGTTGGGATTTTTTTCTAAAAGTAGTTTTTCTTGAACGCACCATTTATATATAAATATAAAAAACTTTTTTAATTATGCAAATAAATATGACGGGTAATACCATTGTGGATTATACGCAGGGTAATAGTATTCAGGATAGTAACTAGGATAATAATAAGGAGGATAATAGCCATAGGACCAACCACCTCCACCTCCACCTCCACCAGTTCCAATTCCTCCGTAATATCCATAACCTCGTCCACCGCGGCCTCCCCAGCCTCCACCACGGCCTCCCCAGCCACCATGACCTCCGTGGCCACCCATTCCTCCGTGACCGCCTCCTCCACGACCTCCTCCGCCACCGCCGTGGCCTCCACCCCCGCCACCTCCACCGCCATGACCTTCAATAATTTTTGGCATGAATAATGCTGAGGCAACTCCAACAACAACCATAAATATCAAAAAATATAAAAAAAATTTGTAGTTCTTCATATTGCGTTATAAATATTATCAAGAAATTTATTTTTTTAGTTTGATTAAACATTTACCAGGCAGATCATCCTTTTCCGGTGGTTTTGCTCGACTAATTTTTTCCTTTTTACATGAAGGATCATATTCTACTTCCCAATTTGACGCATTTTCCAAATACTTTGTATTTGTTGTATAGACTATTTTATAGTTTTGTTTTTTGTAAAATGTCTTTCGCTTGAGCCATTGTTTTTGAAAAAGATCATGACTATCAATAATATCAACTACAATGGGCTGACTATGTTTCTCTCGTAAAATTCTACCCACAGACTGCTCAATATCTGTCTTGGGAGTAGCCATAATAAGAGTAGTTAAAGTTTTAATGTCTAAAGCTTCAGCCGCCATGCTATAAGTTGCTATGACTACCCTTTTAGTTTCACTTTCTTTGAGCGCAGCCTCTTTCATACCGCCAATGTAGTAGCCAACGCTTCCATCCGCAATAGATCTATGCTTAATAGCATCAAATAAATATTTGAGAAGACATTTATTATGCGCTAAAATCATAATCTGCTGTGATGGGTTTTCAACAATCATATCGCGCAAAACGCGCAATATAAATTCAGATCGATGATTATATTCGCATAATTTTGAAATCATTGTACTGAATTGTGGATTTCCGCGGAAATCGTATTTTATTTCATTAAACTCATCGTCATTTACTTTATAATCAATTGCTCTTACAATGACATCGTGTTCGACATCGCGTTTGCCTTTATAAACAACATCTCCCAAGAACATTTTGAATACTTTTGTAGTGCCATCTTTCCTATTCATGGTTGCGGACAAGCCAAGCATATACTTTGTTACAATTTTAAAAAGTGCGCATGAAAATACTTCACTAGAAATGTGATGAACCTCATCAATAATGGTAAGGCCAAAACTATCAAACATAGATGCAGGATACTCTTTCATAGAAAGAGACTGAAGCATTCCAATCACAATATCTTTATCTTCTATGTCGATAATCTGTCCTTGAATTTTTCCGATACGTGCGCCAGGTAAGAATTGCTCTATTCTCTCAATCCATTGATTCATTAAGAATTCTTTATGAACAATAACTAGTGTTTTCTTTTGCAAACGAGATAATATATTTAGACTACAAATGGTCTTACCAAAACCACAGGGAAGCTCTAATAGTCCTCCACCATAATTGTTATGTTTTTCAAGATGATTTAAGTAATTTTCAACAACTTCCTTTTGTATGTCTCTCAAGTCTCCACTAAATGTAACATGAATATCAGTCCCTTGAGGAATTTTATATTCTTTCACAGGTCCAAACATTTTCTCTCCAAAGTAGCGAGGAACATAGTATTTTAACGCAGATTCTCGATATGCCGGAAATGTTACTGCGGTGTTATTTGCGGGTGAACCAGGAACATATGGTTTAATAGTAAGTTCTTCACGAACCATATATTGCTGTTGAACACTTAGTTCACTTTTTAAAATTGTGTATCCTTTTTGTCCTAAATATGTATTTAGCATAGTATTTGGCATTTGTCCAAACGTGGGTTCTATATTATCTATTTCAATTTTCATATTTATGCTATATAATTTAGAGATGAATGTTTATGTCATTTTTTAAAATTTATTGAAAAATATATAAAATTTAGGAGTGTTTCTTTACGATAAAACTTTCTAAATGTAAATTTCCTAAGAGTTGGTTTGATTTTGCGCAACTTTTTTAAAAGTTGCTGCAAATAAAATCTATCAATATGATATATGGATAGTTTGACAAGTTTATTTAAAAAACAAAATATGGGTCAATTAATATTAACTATTTTATTTGTAA